CGTCACCGAAGTTGCTTTCGACAACAATAACATTCACGTTGTTCATCTTGGCCTTCATCGTGAGAACCTTTAAGACGGTATCATCGTATCCCCCTTGCATACCGCCGGCATCCGTCACATAGAGATACCCGTTGAGCATCTTTACGACTGCCCATGAGGTTTCGTCCTTGCCTCGTCCCGATGGGTCAATGGCTAACACACTACCAGTGAATGGGATGTTATCACCGATGACCTTCATGGGGCGAAAGAAGCGGTCCCCTGTGAACCCTACGTTCGGCACTGTGCTGTCCCAAGCGTTCTCAGGTGATTGCGCCCAGACCAGCTTCTCGGGAGCCGTGGTGTCATCAATGTCCATAACAATTAAGTCATTGATCTTCAATGGATAACGATCCAAGTCGGACAGCTTGGGGTCCAGCATGAACTGCATGGCGAACCCTGACTTACCGTAGGACGCTTCACGCTCTGCTAGGTCGATCTCGGAGAATCGTGTAGGTTCTGTGGGAGTGCCGATGAAGTCATCATCGATGCACGAGGCGGCAATGTTACCTTGGTAGATCTTCTCGGACTTCTCTACACCGATCTTCTTTGCTGGCCAAATGCGAGTCTCGTAGTCCCTTTCGAGCATTTTGTTGTAGATGCTGTCCTCGCACTGTGGAGTCCCAAGGAACAGAATACGACTGTCATCGTTGGGCTTAAGGATAGCTTCAAACTCCTTTACCTGTTCCGAGAGCTTGTCTCGCATGGATTGGGTTGCGGAGTTATTGGGAACCTCTACGTCATCAGCCACAATGATGTCTGCACGGCTACCGGTAAGCTGGGATGTTATACCGAGGGACTTGACGCTGGGTGCGTGTGAGGCTTGAGCAGGGCCAACGTCAAAGGAGATCTTGGAGAAGCGTTGCTTGTCGGTGGGCTTTAGGTGTCCAAGGATCTCCATCTCGTGAATGATACGGAGGGTGAACGTCGAGAAGTCATCGGCGCGGTTCTTGGATGCGGAGACCACCAGGATGTTCTTCTGGGGATCAAGGAGTAGTTGGTGAACGACGAAGGCTGAACAAATCCATGACTTACCTACACCTCGGAATCCTTGGATCACCCCTCGGCGTGGACCGTGTTGCATCCACTCGGCTATCTCGTATTGGATAGGAGTGGGTGCAGGAAGTGCTAGGTGGTTCCACGTCATCCAAAGGAAGTTGCGGAAGTCTTGGAGTTTTTTCGGAAGGTCGCTCATTCGTTGACTACTTGATCAGTCGGATCGTCAAAGGGAAGGATGTTCACTAGGCTATCCAAGGGTGATCCTTTGGTGACTGCTGCGCTGATGTTATTGTCCTTAAGTAGCTGTCGGGCAGCGTTTAAGAGAGCAGGGGTGTCATCTCCGCTTTGGATGCGATCAATGAAGGTGTCAATCAAGAGATCCTGGAGACCCTCCATTTTAATGCTACGGGATTCTTCTTTCATTGTTTTCTTAGGGCGTGGTAAATCTTAATGACCATGTAGGTTAAGGTGGTTAATCCTACGCAGATGGCAACTGATGTGTTCACTTGTTCAAGGGTTATGTTAGCGATCAATCCGGTGATCCCGATCATAGGTGTGTTAAGATTTGGGTTCATGGGTTCTTAATAGATACTTCCGAAGACCACGAAGTTAATACTTAAATCCGCATTATCATTGTGGGAAGACTCCATTGTAAAGGATGAGGTTGTTTTAGCAGTTATGGTTACTATTTCATCAGCACCTACTGCTGAGTTTAGATTCTGCATTGTTGCTAATACCACATAACTTGCGTCATTTAACGCTGTGGTAAAAGTGACTTGGCGTTTATCTGTTGATGGTTCGGAAACCGATGCCACGTTAAAAGATCCGCTTGAAAGCGTTGGAGTGCTATCATCATAACTAACTACACCATAACACTTAGGAACCAAGGGACTATTCTTAAGCACATCAGGAGTCACCACTCCGGCGGCACTTTGTCCTTCCATTTGGGCTTTACTAGCAGACTTGACTTTATCGTATGTTACCGCTTCGTTCTTTATCTTAACCGTCTCTACTGCGTTATCGGCCAGCTTGTTAACGCTAACCGCATTGGTTGCGATTTGATCCGCTAAAACAGATCCGGTTGCTAGTGAATGATCAGTTACAGCATCCTCTTGTATATTTGCTGTTGCTACCGCATTGTTGGCAATCTTTGAGGCACTCACGGCGTTGTCTTGGATCTTTGCAGATGACACTGATAAATTACCCAAAGTCCCTTCTGTAACACTCTGGACTCCTCCTCTAGTGAACCCAGCGTCTTCGTTCATTTCTTGAGTCGCAAACAAGGACTGCTTATAGGAGAGATTGAGATCGGAAGCATTCAACACAGCACCGTCCGTGTAAGTCACAAGTGACCCTACTCCAGTGGATCTAAAGACTCGTATCTGGTCAGGTGGATATGAAGTTCCCCCGCTACCTGTCGCGTCTTGGATCGCGTCGAGATCAGTCCAGTTTGTTGAAGTGCAAGTCACTGTCTTTGCGGCGAAGTCCAAGGTGTAGTCAACTCCTTTTACAAGAGCAGTCCTTTGGAATCCAGATGGACCTGTTGAGGCTATCGCACATACTTCAATATCGTCAGCACTAAGCGCGTCCAAGGAGAAGTTAATAGGGTTAGTCCACTCAGATATAGTGGCACTTTCTTGTTGATAATATGACAGGGCGGTTGTTGTTGTTAAAGCCATAATTTTTTAGAGGGATGGGATTGGGTTATTAAATGCGTCTACTGCTTGTTGGTTGAGTTGGTTCTGTTGCTTCTTCACGTTGTTCAAGGTGTCCAGAAGATCAGGAAATTCACGGATAACGAGATTTTTTGCTTTTAGACGGTATTTACTAATGACTTGGCCCATCAACTTGATGCGCGGGTCTTTAGACATAAGTTCGCTTTCGCCTCCGGTTTCCTGGACTGCCTTGCTGTAAGCCTTGAACTGTCGTGAGTTTACGAGACCTTTTAAAGATTCTCTTAAAGTCTTACCACCAATCGTTGTTTCAGCACTTAACTCAAGTAAACGGTCGTAGGCTTGTCTTCCTTCTTCGTTGTAGAAGTTACGCATGTCTGTGTCCTTGTGATTGAAGTAGTAAGTGGATGGCATATCAAACCCGTGAACTAGCTCTAGGACTGCTTTGTCTACGCTGTCGTTCTTCTTGCTGGAAACATAAATAGGATTGAAGATTCCAAGCACACCAAGTGGGTTCTGTTTGTAAACAGGTTCACCAAGGAATGTTCTCTTAGGTGGGATGTTTTCTTGAGCAATAGGAACCTTACGAAGAACTGCGTCAACGACTGTTCGGGATTCGCGTATCAATGAATTCGTTTCTCCAAAGTCTTTGAATTGTGCTAGAGACTGAGGAACAGTTAAACCACTGACTACATCGCGCACTCCTTTTCCAAAGTAAACCTCCGGTTGTTGAACCATGTTGATCGTGTTGTTAAGACCTCTCAGGAAAGACTTATCGGTGATTCCTTCGGAGATGGAAAACAATAAGGCCCCTGCTGCTTCCATTGATCCACCTTCAAGGTCTGGGTTCATTGAGCTAAACGATGCTACGTCAGCCGCAATGCCAATCATGGTTGCCCAAGGGTCAAGACGCTGGTAGCTAACATAAGTAGGGTTATCGAGAGTTCCAAGGTTGAACGAGTTAGGTCGCCACCCTGTTGCTTCCAATGCCTTTCGTTCTTCTGGATTACGTGGACCGCTTCCAGTGATCTTGTCTTTATTAAGATACGCGAAGTAAAGCAAAGCTGTTCCCCCTGCGGATGCTGTCGCCATGCGTCCTGTAAACTCGGCGCGTTGTATTGGACTCATCTGCGCTACCGCTGCGCGTCTTTCTGCTGCTCGCCCAGTTAAACGTGGGACTAACTCAGCCATCGCACCAAACGGTGTCCGTTGAAGACCAAACTTCAAGATGTTGGTAGGTGTGTTGACGAACGGAAGCAACAAGGTAAGGGGCGGGTAGTCTGCTCTCTTTTTGTTAATCATCCGAATAATATCACTTTCAATGGGAGCAGTCGCGGTTACTTCTTGGGCATACTCCTTGGTTCGTCCAATCATATCCAAGACGTTTTGATCTTGAATGAATTTGTCCTTAGACTCACCAATAAGACGCTCATACTCTTGATCAACCGCCGCTGGGTTCATCCGCATGTCTGTTACGTTGTCTCGGGCATTCTTTGCTAGTTGAGTGTAGATGCGGCTTTCACTGTATAAAGCTCCGTCTTTGTCGATGGCTTTTTGTAACATCTCTTCCTTCCATAACTCTTGCGCTGCGGGAGATTGATTAGCCCATTCCTTACTATTTCTGACATGCACATCCAATTCATTTCGCATCCGTGCTGTGGCTGAGATAGATTTATTAAGCCCGTCACCTCCAGCGTTCGCAGCGAAAGGCCAATTAAAGAAAGTGTCGATCCATTTAAATATCTTTCCGCCTAGAGTCTTTTCGTCAACACCCCAGATTCTTGGATCAGTTGCATTCATCGGTGCGCCGGCCATGTTTTCTCCGTAAGCAACATCCCCTCCAGTAACAACATCGGATTTGGTTCGGGCTGATTTCGCTCCTGCTCTGAATCCTAAAGCTACATCTTTAAGCTTAGAATGCGGAGTTAAACTAGAAGCGAGAACGGCTTGTGCTTCCTTGTCACCCATTGCTGTCCTGATCCCTGCTCCTATGGTCTGCTCAAAGCGCATCAAAGCTCGCATTGTCTGAGGTATTCCTACGTTTAGTGTTAATGTGGATGCACCAGAAATTAGGTTACGTTGGAACCACCGTGAACCGAGGTTAGCAAACTTTCTTAACTTACTCATTTTAGCGAGCTTATCGCCATTCTGGAAAGCGGTTAGCGGAGTCTCTTGGTCAGCAGCGAAAAGAATACGATCAACGTAGTCCTTCATGCCTTTTTGAATATCTCCAGGTCTTGATTCCTTCCAAGATGCATAAGCCTTTTTCGACCTAAGAGCCTTACCGGATTCCTCAATGGAAGCGGAACGAGCTTTCGTGTAACGAGCTTTTAGTTCTTGGAGCTTCTTCAATGCGCTTTGGTCGCCTTTACCTTTCCTTGTGATGTTAGCTTTGTTGATGATTTGTGTTACTTCAAACTCAGCGTCTGACATCCTACCAAGAGCTTTAAGTTCCTCCAATACTTTAGGAATAGATCTTTCTTCTTTAAGCATCCTTTGGGCTGACTGGATCTTTTCATAGATCTCTTTCAGTTCGGGGTCTTGCTTGATCGTTTTTGGTGTTAACTTTCCCTTTCCTTTAGGCCCAAGGTCACCTTCAAGTAAAGATTGTCGTAGGTCACCTAGCTTTTTACGAAGTTCCGTAAGTTTCTTAGCGGCAGCAGCGCGGTTAAGTTTCTTTGTTCCTTTCTGATTAATAAGATCTTGTAACTGCTTGACAGTTGAGTTTGCTTTACCTGGGTCTAGCTCCTCTTTAATCTTTTTAAGTTTCGCAACGGATGCTTTTCTCTGGGCAACACGTTCAGCATACTCGGTATCACTCATCGTGTCGATATAGTGTTCCTCTTCTCTGAGTTTAATTATCTTCCGCTCCTCTTTAAATACATTGTTGTGGTGTTGGATTTGCTCCTTAACCACTCGGATGTCGTTGTTAATTTTATCAACAACCTCTGACTCCTTTTTGGTTGCCCCAGGGTCTTCCGGTGTCCCTTTGATTTCCTCTGGGTCAGTATCGGATAACTTCTCTGAGCGTCTTCTTTTACTTTCCAGTTGCTTCTCCAGACGAGCAAGTTCGTTTTGCCTTTGCTTCAGAATGTCCTCGTTTAAGTCAGCTTCCGGTGTTTCATCAATTCTTCTAGTCCTGACCTCATTCAAGGCATCAAGACCTATGTCTTCAGCGTCTGCAAGATAAGCGGCGTTTACTTCACCATACATCTCTTCGGCGCGTCTTTCGAGGCGTTGTTTACCTACGATGTCTTGGATGTCTCCTACGTTCCCTGCTTGTCTTGCTCTGAAGATGTCGGATACTCCTGTTCCGATGGTGGCTTGTTTCAACGTAAAGAATGAAAACCGCTTCTGTTCAGCTTCCAACAATAGGTATAGCTCGTCAAGTTGCCCTCCTGTGGCTTCGTCGCTTGAACGTGCGGCTTGTGCTGTGACTTCTTCAATCTGCTTTGCCAAAGCAATCTGACGGTCAAACGATAGGCGTGAACCAGAGAAGGCTACTTGCTGGCGTAACGCTAGCTCAGTGATCAGTTCAACATC